GGAAACTGGTGGTCTGGGACGGACAGAAAGCCGGTAGTGCGGTTGGCATACTGGTACTGCCGCTTGAAGGCACAGAGGCGGTGCTGACCTATTACAAGTCGGGGACCTTTGCGACGGAGGCAATCCGCTGGCCTGAAAGTGTGGATGAACACAAAAAGGCCAACGCCTTTACCGGCAGTGCCCTGAGTCACGCGGCGCTGCCGTAACACGTTATCAGGCCACCGCGTTGGCCTGACTGATTTCTTAATGAAAGGAACTGATTTATGGGATTGTTTACGACCCGCCAGTTACTCGGTTATACCGAACAAAAAGTTAAATTCCGTGCGCTGTTTCTGGAGCTGTTTTTCCGCCGTACGGTGAATTTCCACACCGAAGAGGTGATGCTGGACAAAATTACCGGAAAAACGCCGGTGGCGGCCTATGTCTCCCCGATCGTTGAAGGAAAAGTGCTTCGCCATCGCGGTGGTGAAACCCGCGTGTTACGTCCGGGCTACGTCAAGCCCAAACACGAATTTAATTACCAGCAGGCGGTTGAGCGCCTTCCTGGTGAAGATCCGGCTCAGCTGAACGACCCGGCCTACCGTCGTCTGCGTATCATTACCGATAACCTCAAACAGGAAGAGCACGCCATTGTCCAGGTGGAAGAAATGCAGGCGGTGAATGCCGTGCTGTATGGCAAATACACCATGGAAGGGGAACAGTTTGACACGGTCGAGGTGGATTTCGGACGCTCTGAAGGAAATAACATTGAGCAGGCCGACGGTAAAAAATGGTCTGAGCAGGACCGTGATACGTTTGATCCGACGCATGATATTGACCTTTACTGCGATCAGGCCAGCGGTCTTGTAAATATTGCCATTATGGACGGTACGGTCTGGCGTCTGCTGAATGGCTTTAAGCTGTTCCGCGAAAAACTGGATACCCGTCGCGGCTCAAATTCACAACTCGAAACGGCAGTGAAAGACCTGGGAGCGGTGGTGTCTTTCAAAGGGTATTACGGTGATCTGGCCATTGTGGTGGCGAAAACGTCTTATGTGGCAGACGACGGTACCGAAAAACGTTATCTGCCGGTGGGCACACTGGTCCTGGGGAATACGGCAGCAGAGGGCATTCGTTGCTATGGTGCCATTCAGGATGCGCAGGCGTTGTCCGAAGGTGTGGTGGCCTCTTCCCGTTATCCGAAACACTGGCTGACTGTGGGCGATCCGGCCCGTGAATTCACCATGACGCAGTCCGCACCGCTGATGGTGCTGCCGGATCCGGATGAGTTTGTGGTGGTGCAGGTGAAATAATCCGTGAGCGGGGGCGAAATGCCCCCGTGTCTTTTTTCACAGGAGGCTGAGATGGCAACAAAAGAAGAAAATCTGAATCGTCTTCGTCAACTGGCTGGCCTGCTGGGGCGCGAGGCGGATATGTCGGGGAGTGCTGCGGATATTGCGCAACGTGTGTCTGAGTGGGAAGAGGAGCTTGCTGTTTCCCCGGAGGGCATTATGCACTCTGATGAGAGCGGGGCTGATCAAAATCACACAGACGATGGTGAGCAGTTGAACAACACGGATGCTCCGGATGATGTTAAAGCCGTCCGGGTACGGAAGTGCCTGCAAGTAATGGGGTATTGCCCGGAGACAGGTCGTCCCGTTGAGCTGGCGTTACGGGGTATGCGTGTTCTGGTGCCATCATCACTGGCAACGGCCATGATACAGCACGGAACGGCTGAATATGCGTGATTTTCAGAATGCCTTTGATGCTGCCCTCGCCGGGGTAGACAGTACGATCGTTGAAGTGATGGGACTCTGTGCGCAGTTCACCTCGGGGGCACAGTGTGGCAGCGAAGTTCAGGGGGTTTTTGACGATCCGGAGTCGCTGGGGGTTGCCGGTGGCGGGGTCCGTATTGAAGGAAGCTGCCCGTCATTATTTGTGCGGACGGATACGGTTCGTGCCGTGCGGCGTGGTGACACGCTGACCATTAATGGTGAGACATTCTGGGTGGATCGTGTTTCTCCGGATGACGGGGGCAGCTGTTATCTCTGGCTCAACCGTGGGCAACCACCCGCAGTTAACCGGCGACGATAAACGCAGGGTGAATTATGGCGATAAAAGGGCTTGATCAGGCGATTGACAATCTGAGCCGGGTTCGTAAAAACGCCATTCCGGCTGCTTCTGCAATGACCATTAACCGCGTGGCCATAACGGCGATTAATCAGTCTTCGTCACAGGTTGCCCGGGAAACCAGGGTGAGACGGAAACTGGTAAAGGAACGGTCCAGACTGAAACGGGCGACGGTCAGAAATCCGAATGCCAGAATTATCGTTAACCGCGGTGATCTCCCTGTGATTAAGCTGGGGATCAGAATGCTGGGGCGTCGTCCGGACAGCATACTCAAAGCCGGTCAGCATCGTTATCAGCGGGCATTTATCCAGCGATTAAATAATGGGCGCTGGCATGTTATGCAACGTCTTCCCCAGGCCAGATATGAGGAGGGCAATGACGACAAGGGAAGGAAAAAGCGTAATCGCCTTCCCATTCAGGTGGTGAAAATCCCGATGGCGGCCCCACTGAAACAGGCATTTGATGAGAATGTTGACCGTATCCGGCGTGAACGCCTGCCTAAAGAACTGGCATACGCGCTGAAACAACAACTGAGGATTGCGATAAAACGATGAAACACACTGACATTCGTGCCGCAGTGCTGGATGCACTCGAGCAGCATGAACACGGGGCGACGCTGTTTGATGGTCGCCCCGTTGTTTTTGACGAAGAGGATTTTCCTGCGATCGCGGTTTATCTGACGGATGCAGAGTATACCGGTGAAGAGCTGGATGCAGATACCTGGCGGGCCACGCTGCATATTGAGGTGTTTTTACCGGCACAGGTACCGGATTCAGAGCTTGATCAGTGGATGGAAAGCCGGATTTACCCGGCGATGACCGCGATCCCGGCACTGGCAGGACTGATTACCACGATGGTTACGCAGGGCTATGAGTATCGTCGTGATGACGATATGGCGTTATGGAGTTCTGCAGATCTGACTTATTCCATTACATACGAGATGTGAGGACGATATGGCAACACCAAATCCCCTTGAGCCGGTAAAAGGTGCCGGTACCACTCTGTGGGTTTACAACGGCAAGGGTGATGCTTATGCAAACCCGTTGTCAGACGATGACTGGCAGCGACTGGCTAAGGTGAAGGATCTGACGCCGGGCGAGATGACGGCAGAATCCTACGATGATAACTACCTGGATGATGAAGACGCGGACTGGACCGCGACCGGGCAGGGGCAGAAATCTGCAGGTGATACCAGTTTTACGCTGGCCTGGAAACCGGGAGAGGAAGGCCAGAAAGGGCTTATAGGCTGGTTTGAAAGCGGCGATGTCCGGGCCTATAAAATCCGTTTTCCGAATGGCACGGTGGATGTGTTTCGTGGCTGGGTCAGCAGTATCGGTAAGGCCGTGACGGCGAAAGAAGTGATCACCCGCACGGTGAAAGTCACTAACGTGGGTAAACCTTCTGTAGCGGAAGAACGCAGCAAAATTACGCCGGTCAGTGCGATTAAGGTGACGCCGACATCCGGTACGGTGGCAAAAGGGAAAACAACCACCCTGACGGTTTCTTTTGAGCCGGAAAGTGCAACCGACAAGACGTTCAGAGCGGTTTCCGCCGATCCGTCGAAAGCCACCATTAGTGTGAAAGATATGACAATTACGGTAAACGGCGTGGCGACAGGTAAGGTGCAGATCCCTGTGGTGAGCGGAAATGGTCAGTTCGCCGCAGTGGCTGAAGTCACCGTTACTGAAGCGGGCGCTGCAGGGTAAACGGAGGTAATACATGTTTCTGAAAACAGAACAATTTGAATATAACGGTGTGTCTGTCACGCTTTCCGAATTGTCTGCGCTGCAGCGTATCGAGCATCTTGCCCTCCTGAAACGGCGTGCAGAACAGGCAGAATCCTGCGGCAACCTGCAGGTAAGCGTGGAAGATCTCGTCAGAACCGGCGCGTTTCTGGTGGCGATGTCCCTGTGGCATAACCATCCACAGAAAACGCAGTCACCGTCAATGAATGAGGCCGTGATGAAGATAGAGCAGGAAGTGCTCACCACCTGGCCTGCCGATGCCATTGCCCGGGCGGAAGACGTGGTGTTGTGCCTGTCCGGGATGATCGAAGCTGTTCGTCCGGATACTGATATTACTGAAGTGGCGAAAAATAACACGCTGACTGATGATGATTTTTCTGCGGGAAAGTCTTCGACGGCGAGCTGAACTTTGCCCTCAGACTGGCGCGTGAGATGGGGAGACCCGACTGGCGCGCCATGCTTGCCGGGATGACATCCACCGAATATGCCGACTGGCACCGTTTTTACCGCACGCATTATTTTCAGGATACCCAGCTGGATATGCATTTTTCCGGGCTGACGTACGCTGTACTCAGCCTGTTTTTTTGCGATCCGGATATGCATCCCTCTGATTTCAGTCTGCTTGTCCCCCGGCATGAGGAAGAGCAGGTGGAGAGGCCGGATGAGGACAAAATGCTGATGCAGAAAGCGGCAGGACTTGCCGGAGGCGTCCGGTTCGGTGGGGACGGAGGGCGCGATATTTTATCGTCTGCGGATGTGGCGGATGTCATGGTGGATGATGCCGCATTAATGATGGCTTCAGCGGGGATTCCGGGAGGTGTGAGATATGTCCCAGCCGGTTGGTGATCTTGTTATTGACCTGAGTCTGGATGCTGTCCGTTTCGATGAGCAGATGAGCCGGGTAAGGCGTCATTTTTCAGGTCTGGATACCGACGCCAGAAAAACCGCCAGTGCTGTTGAACAGGGCCTGAGCCGCCAGGCGCTGGCTGCACAAAAAGCCGGGATTTCCGTCGGGCAGTATAAAGCGGCCATGCGAACCCTGCCCGCACAGTTTACGGATATCGCCACGCAGCTTGCCGGTGGTCAGAATCCCTGGCTGATCCTGCTGCAACAGGGCGGTCAGGTGAAGGACTCCTTCGGCGGGATGATCCCCATGTTCAGGGGGCTCGCCGGTGCGATCACCCTGCCGATGGTCGGGGTCACCTCGCTGGCGGTGGCGACAGGTGCGCTGGTGTACGCCTGGTACCAGGGAGATTCCACGCTTTCAGCGTTTAATAAAACCCTGGTTCTTTCCGGTAATCAGTCCGGACTGACTGCCGATCGTATGCTGACTCTCTCAAGAGCCGGGCAGGCAGCAGGGCTGACGTTTAACCAGGCGAGAGAGTCACTGGCAGCCCTGGTGAATGCCGGTGTGCGTGGTGGTGAACAGTTTGATGCCATCAACCAGAGTGTCGCGCGTTTTGCGTCTGCATCCGGTGTGGAGGTGGATAAAGTCGCTGAAGCCTTCGGGAAGCTGACCACTGACCCGACGTCGGGACTGATGGCGATGGCGCGCCAGTTCCGTAACGTGACGGCAGAGCAGATTGCGTATGTTGCACAGCTGCAGCGTTCCGGAGACGAGGCCGGTGCATTGCAGGCGGCGAACGATATCGCCACGAAAGGCTTTGATGAGCAGACCCGTCGCCTGAAAGAAAACATGGGAACACTGGAGACCTGGGCGGATAAAACAGGGAAGGCATTCAAATCGATGTGGGATGCCATTCTGGATATCGGTCGTCCGGAATCCTCAGCGGATATGCTCGCCAGTGCGCAGAAGGCATTTGATGAGGCGGATAAAAAATGGCAGTGGTACCAGAGCCGGAGCCAGCGCCGGGGAAAAACCGCCTCTTTTCGTGCCAACCTTCAGGGCGCATGGGATGACCGGGAAAATGCCCGTCTGGGTCTGGCAGCGGCAACGCTGCAGTCGGATATGGAAAAAGCCGGTGAACTGGCGGCAAGGGACAGGGCTGAGCGTGAGTCGTCACAGCTGAAGTATACCGGAGAGGCGCAGAAGGCGTATGAGCGCCTGCTGACGCCACTGGAGAAATATACCGCCCGGCAGGAAGAGCTGAATAAGGCCCTGAAAGACGGGAAAATCCTGCAGGCGGATTACAACACGCTGATGGCGTCGGCAAAAAAGGATTATGAGTCGACGCAGAAAAAGCCGTCCGGTGTGAAGGTGTCTGCCGGTGAGCGCCAGGAAGACCAGGCGCATGCAGCCCTGCTGGCGCTTGAAACCGAGCTCAGGACGCTGGAAAAACACAGCGGTGTGAATGAGAAAATCAGCCAGCAGCGCCGGGATTTATGGGAAGCGGAAAATCAGTATGTGGTCCTGAAAGAGGCCGCCACGAAACGGCAGTTATCTGAGCAGGAAAAATCCCTGCTGGCCCATGAGAAAGAGACGCTGGAGTACAAACGCCAGCTGGCTGAGCTGGGCGACAAGATTGAACACCAGAAACGGCTGAATGAGCTGGCACAGCAGGCGGCGCGGTTTGAACAGCAGCAGAGCGCGAAGCAGGCGGCAATCAGCGCAAAAGCCCGCGGACTCACCGACCGTCAGGCGCAGCGGGAGTCGGAAGAGCAGCGCCTTCGTGAGGTGTACGGTGATAATCCGGCTGCGCTGGCGAAGGCCACATCTGCACTGAAGAACACCTGGTCTGCGGAGGAGCAGCTTCGTGGAAGCTGGATGGCCGGGATGAAGTCCGGCTGGGGCGAGTGGGCGGAAAGTGCGACGGACAGTTTTTCGCAGGTTAAAAACGCGGCCACGCAGACCTTTGACGGTATTGCACAGAATATGGCAGCGATGCTGACCGGCAGCGAACAGAACTGGCGTGGTTTCACCCGTTCTGTGCTGTCCATGCTGACAGAGATTTTTCTGAAGCAGGCGATGGTGGGGATAGTCGGGAGTATCGGCAGCGCCATTGGCGGGGCTGTTGGTGGCGGCGCATCCGCGTCAGGCGGTACAGCCATTCAGGCTGCGGCGGCGAACTTCCATTTCGCGACCGGGAGATTTACGGGGACGGGGGGTAAATATGAACCTGCGGGGATTGTTCATCGCGGGGAGTTTGTCTTCACGAAGGAGGCGACCAGCCGGATTGGTGTCGGCAATCTGTACCGCCTGATGCGGGGCTATGCGGAAGGTGGTTATGTCGGCGGTGCCGGAAGTCCGGCGCAGATGCGGCGGGCGGAAGGCATTAATTTTAATCAGAACAATCACGTGGTGATTCAGAACGACGGCCCCAACGGGCGGGCAGGGCCGCAGCTGATGAAAGCGGTGTATGAGATGGCCCGCAAGGGGGCACAGGATGAACTCCGGCTGCAGTTGCGTGATGGCGGTATGTTATCAGGGAGCGGTGGATGAAAACCTTTCGCTGGAAAGTGAAGCCGGATATGGAGGTGAACTCGCAGCCATCGGTGCGTGAAGTGCGTTTTGGTGACGGGTACTCACAGCGTATGGCGGCAGGGCTGAATGCTGACCTGAAAACATACAGGGTGACGCTTTCCGTGACCCGGGAGGAGGCCCGGCATCTGGAAGCGTTCCTGGCAGAGCACGGTGGCTGGAAGGCATTTTTGTGGAAGCCACCCTATGCATACCGGCAGATAAAGGTGACCTGTGCCGGGTGGTCTGCGCGGGTCGGGATGTTGCGCGTTGAGTTCAGCGCGGAGTTTAAGCAGGTGGTGAACTGATGCAGGATATTCGAGAAGAAAGTCTGAACGAGTCGGTTAAGTCAGAGCAGTCACCGCGGGTGGTACTCTGGGAAATCGACCTGACGGTACAGGGTGGTGAGCGGTATTTTTTCTGTAATGAGCTGAATGAAAAAGGGGAGCCGGTCACCTGGCAGGGGCGTAAGTATGAGGCATACCCGATTGACGGCAGCGGCTTTGAGATGAACGGCCGGGGCAGCAGTGCCAGACCGTCGCTGACGGTGTCCAATCTGTTCGGTCTGGTCACCGGGATGGCGGAAGACCTGCAGAGTCTGGTGGGGGCCACGGTGGTCCGCCGCCGGGTGTATGCCCGTTTTCTGGATGCGGTGAATTTCGTTGCGGGCAATCCGGAGGCGGACCCGGAGCAGGAGCTGAGTGACCGCTGGGTGGTGGAGCAGATGTCGCAGCTGACAGCCATGACGGCCTCGTTTGTGCTGGCTACACCGACCGAGACGGACGGGGCGCTGTTTCCCGGTCGCATCATGCTGGCGAACACCTGTATGTGGGATTACCGGGGAGATGAATGCGGGTATAACGGTCCTGCGGTGGCGGATGAGTTCGACAACCCCACCACGGATATCCGTAAGGACAGATGCAGCAAGTGCATGCGCGGGTGTGAACTGCGCAGGAATGTCGGCAATTTTGGCGGTTTCCTTTCCATTAATAAACTTTCGCAGTAAATCCCGGTTTATGACACAGACTGAATCAGCGATTCTGGCGCATGCCCGGCGGTGTGCGCCTGCGGAGTCGTGCGGCTTCGTGATAAGCACGCCGGAGGGGGAGTGGTATATCCCTTGTGTGAATATTTCTGCAGAGCCGGAGGCGTATTTTCGTATCGCACCGGAAGACTGGCTGCGGGCAGAGATGCAGGGGGAGATTGTGGCACTGGTCCACAGTCATCCCGGTGGGCTGCCCTGGCTGAGCGAGGCTGACCGGCGGCTGCAGATAAAAAGCGCACTGCCCTGGTGGCTGGTCTGCCGGGGTGACATTCACAAATTCCGCTGCGTGCCGCACCTGACGGGACGGCGCTTTGAGCACGGGGTGACGGACTGTTACACCCTGTTCCGGGATGCATACCATCTGGCGGGGACTGAAATGCCGGATTTTCATCGCGAGGATGACTGGTGGCGCCACGGTCAGAACCTTTACCTGGACAATATGGCGGTCACCGGCTTTTACCGGGTGCCCCTGTCCTCTGCACAGGCGGGCGATATTCTGCTGTGCTGCTTTGGTGCTTCGGTACCGAACCATGCCGCCATTTACTGCGGCAACGGTGAGCTGCTTCACCATCTGCCTGAACAACTGAGTAAACGGGAGAGGTATTCCGAAAAATGGCAACGACGAACGCATTCTGTCTGGCGTCACCGCCACTGGCACGCATCTGCCTTCACGGGGATTTGCAACGATTTGGCCGCCGCCTCAGCCTGTATGTGAACACGGCAGCGGAAGCCATTCGCGCCCTGTCGATGCAGATGCCGGGCTTTCGCCGTCAGATGAACGAAGGCTGGTACCAGATACGTATTGCCGGTGATGACACGGCACCGGAGGCGGTGTATGCCCGTCTTCACGAACAGCTGGGTGAGGGAACGGTCATCCACATTGTGCCGCGACTGGCCGGGGCCGGAAAGGGTGGACTGCAGATTGTGCTGGGGGCGGCAGCCATCGTGGGCTCTTTCTTCACGGCCGGAGGCTCGATGGCGTTATGGGGTACAGCCCTGAGTGCCGGTGGTTTTTCTGCCACCACGATGCTGTTTTCACTGGGTGCCAGCATGATACTGGGCGGAGTGGCCCAGATGCTGGCCCCGAAGGCAAAAACACCGGATTACCGCGCAACGGATAACGGCAGACAGAACACGTACTTTTCCTCGCTGGATAACATGATTGCCCAGGGGAACCCGATGCCGGTGCCTTACGGGGAAATGCTGGTTGGCTCCCGCCGTATATCCCAGGACATCAGCACCCGTGATGAAGGCGGGGGCGGAAAGGTCGTGGTTATCGGGCGGCAGGGGTAAAAAGAATAAAAAAATCCCGCAGTGATCGCGGACAGGAACTGCGGGAGAGTTACGAAGATTAAGTGTAAGGAATTATTCTTATATCACGACAAAAAAATTAACGCAGAGAAATTATACGCGCCACAGTCAGTGTGTGAAAATGTGAAGATATTCAGAATTTTTATGCCATTACCGGTTTTAACCAACAGGATTATCGGTGGGCATGAAAGAAAACCCCGGTATCTGCTGATACCGGGGTTTCTCTTTAGCATGGCAGAAATGTGTTTCATGCTTTTCGGGCGAAGGATATCCGACTTCTGTACGGAATGGCAAGTGGCGGTTAATTTATTCAGGGGAAGGCTGTATGGGAAAAGGTGGCGGTAAGGCACACACGCCTCGTGAGGCGAAGGATAATCTCAAATCCACGCAGATGATGAGTGTGATTGATGCGATTGGTGAGGGACCGATAGAAGGTCCGGTGAAGGGACTGCAGAGTATTCTGGTGAACAAAACCCCGCTGACGGACACGGACGGTAATCCCGTGATACACGGTGTGACCGCGGTCTGGCGTGCCGGGGAGCAGGAGCAGACACCACCGGAAGGCTTTGAGTCCTCCGGAGCTGAAACCGGACTGGGCGTGGAAGTGACGAAGGCAAAACCGGTGACGCGCACCATTACGTCCGCGAACATTGACCGCCTGCGGGTTACCTTCGGGGTGCAGTCACTGGTGGAGACCACCTCAAAGGGTGACCGTAACCCGGCAACCGTCCGCCTGCTGATTCAGTTACAGCGTAACGGTAACTGGGTGACAGAAAAGGACGTCACCATTAACGGCAAGACCACCTCACAGTTCCTGGCCTCGGTGATTCTGGATAATCTGCCTCCCCGGCCCTTTAACATCCGGATGGTCAGGGAGACGGCGGACAGCACCACGGACCAGCTGCAGAATAAGACGCTGTGGTCGTCATACACCGAAATCATCGATGTGAAACAGTGCTACCCGAACACGGCCATTGTGGGGCTGCAGGTGGATGCGGAGCAGTTCGGCGGCCAGCAGATGACGGTGAACTACCATATCCGCGGTCGTATCATCCAGGTGCCGTCAAACTATGACCCGGAAAAACGCACGTACAGTGGTATCTGGGACGGCAGTCTGAAACCGGCATACAGCAACAACCCGGCCTGGTGCCTGTGGGACATGCTGACTCACCCGCGCTACGGCATGGGAAAACGTCTGGGGGCGGCGGATGTGGACAAGTGGGCGCTGTATGCCATCGGGCAGTACTGCGATCAGACGGTCCCGGATGGTTTCGGGGGGACCGAGCCGCGGATGACCTTTAATGCGTACCTGGCACAACAGCGTAAGGCGTGGGACGTTCTCAGTGATTTCTGCTCTGCGATGCGCTGTATGCCGGTATGGAACGGTCAGACGCTGACGTTCGTTCAGGACCGCCCGTCGGATGTGGTGTGGCCGTACACCAACAGCGATGTGGTGGTGGATGATAACGGCGTGGGATTCCGCTACAGCTTCAGTGCCCTGAAGGACCGGCACACGGCGGTGGAGGTGAATTACACCGACCCGCAGAACGGCTGGCAGACCTCCACGGAACTGGTGGAAGACCCGGAAGCCATACTGCGCTACGGACGCAACCTGCTGAAGATGGACGCGTTCGGCTGTACCAGCCGCGGTCAGGCCCACCGTGCCGGACTGTGGGTGATAAAGACCGAACTGCTGGAAACGCAGACGGTGGATTTCACGCTCGGGTCTCAGGGGCTGCGGCACACACCCGGTGACATCATTGAAATCTGTGATAACGACTATGCCGGGACCCTGACCGGCGGACGTGTCCTGTCCATTGATGCTGCCACCCGCACCCTGACGCTGGACCGTGAAGTGACACTTCCGGAGACCGGTGCCGCCACGGTGAACCTGATTAACGGCAGCGGTAAGCCAGTGAGTGTGGACATCACCGAACACCCCGCGCCGGACCGGATACAGGTCAGTACCCTGCCTGATGGTGTGGAGACATACGGGGTGTGGGGACTCTCCCTGCCGTCACTGCGCCGTCGCCTGTTCCGCTGTGTCTCCGTCCGGGAAAACACGGACGGCACCTTTGCCATCACGGCGGTGCAGCACGTACCGGAAAAAGAAGCCATCGTGGATAACGGTGCCCGCTTTGAGCCGCAGTCAGGTTCCCTGAACAGCGTCATCCCACCGGCAGTGCAGCACCTGACGGTGGAGGTGAGCGCAGCTGACGGCCAGTATCTGGCGCAGGCGAAATGGGACACGCCGCGGGTGGTGAAGGGTGTGCGCTTCAGTCTGCGCCTGACCAGTGGTAAGGGAACGGATGCCAGACTGGTGACCACCGCTATCACCGCAGACACGGAGCACCGTTTCAGCGGCCTGCCGCTCGGGGAATACACCCTGACGGTGCGGGCGATAAACAGCTATGGCCAGCAGGGTGAACCTGCCACCACCACCTTCCGGATTGCCGCACCGGCAGCACCGTCGCGGATTGAGCTGACGCCGGGCTATTTTCAGATAACCGCCACGCCGCATCTTGCCGTTTATGACCCGACGGTACAGTTTGAGTTCTGGTTCTCGGAAAAGCGGATTACCGATATCAGGCAGGTTGAAACCAC